AACGGTGTGAGGCAGAACCGTCCGGGGCCGAAGGTCATGCCCGAGGGCGGAGGCTCTGACATCTACGACGCCGACATCATGGAAGGCGTCATGCGGCGTGTGGACTATGAGAACAACGCGTGGAATGCTTGGGAGTTGGCGACTGAATGCGCCACGGGCGGCAACTTTGGCTGCTTCGAGATGGGGCTGGAGTACCAGGATGACCACTCCTTCTCTCGCCGCATCACTGTGTCAGGTATCCCGAACGCGAACGAGTGTGTCTGGTTCGACCCGGAAGCTATACAACGTGACCGGAGCGATGCAGAGTGGGCACATCGTGTATACTTTTTATCCCCCGAGAAGTACTTGCAAATGTTCGGGCGCGAGACGAAGTTGGGCAAGCAGATCGAGAGCCGGTTGGGGATGGGTACGGTCCTCAAGTATATCTACTCGCTACCGAACCGGGGAGATTATTCCGGCTGGGTGTCGAATGATGTGATTCAGGTGTCCAAGTTTTACCGAGTGGACCGGAAGTATGACACACTCCGCCAGTATACAGATGGCGTGGAGCGGCTGGATTCGGAGAAGAAATACATCAAGAACGGCGCGAAGCCCCTGCCCGGTGGTCTGGTTCGTGAGACGGAAACCAAAGAGGTCAAGTGGTACTTCGTGGACTGCTTCGAGGTAGTGAAACAGGGCACGTTCGGTGGTCCCTTCATCCCGTTGTTCCCGATGTACGGGCGTGAACGCTGGGTCGGCAACATGCGGTTCGTATCCTCCCTGATCCAGGGCGCGAAAGACATGCAGCAGGCTCTGAACTTCGCCATCACATCGGCTTGCGAGATCCTGTCGGCAGTCTCGAAGACCCCGTGGGTTGGCCTCGCGGGGCAGTTCCGCAGCAAACCGAATCAGTGGACGAATGCAAACAGCGACATCTTCGCGTTTATGGAGTACGATGAAGTCCTGCTCCCGAACGGTCAGTACCATGTCTCGGCCCCGCAACGGGATGTCTCCGAACCCCCGATCAACGCCTTCATGACTTTTGCGAACTCGTGTATCGGCTACATACAGCGGGCGACTGGCATCTTCGATCAGACCCTCGGGCGTGCTCGTGCGGATCAGAGCGGTCGGGCAATCGCAGAGCTGAAAGAGCAGTCTTCGGAAGGCACCTTCCACTGGGCGAGTGCTCTAACTACCTGCCTCACCCACTACTACCGCTGCATGGGTGATCTCATTCAGCGCGAGTATGATAAGGAGACTGTCCTCCGCATCATGCGCCCAAACAACAAGATCGAAGAGGCGCTGATTAACTCCGAGTTCAAGGAAGACCCGGAGACGAAGACTCGTATCTCTTACTCTCTGGCTACCGGGTCATTCTCGTATGCTGTCACTGTCGGTCCCAGCTCCTCCACGCAGCGGGCACATGATGCAGAGAAGGCACTGTCGGTAATCAAGATCCTGCCCCCGCAGATGATTGGGGCCATCTCGGACCTCCTGATGAAAGTCATGGATCTGGGTCCGCTGGGTGAAGAGATGGCTGACCGCATCACACCCCCGCAGTTCCGGGATCAGAATGATCCGCAGGCTATGGCAGCGCAACTCGCGCAGCTCACGCAGCAGAACGAGGGTCTGAAACAGGCTGTCGATCAGTTGCAACGTGCGATTGCAGAGAAGCAGCCGCAGTTGGAAGTCGAGAAGTATGTGGCCGAACTGGACGCGCAGGTCCGCATCATGACCGCGCAGATGAAAGATGGCCAGCAGAAGGCGAAGCAGGAATCTGCTAACCTCCTGAAAGCCCTGGAGATCCGAACCAATGCCGTTGAGTCGGCAAAGGAGCGGATGAACAGGCTGCAAGTGGTCGCCATCAACAGCAAGCAGGACGTTCAGAGTCCTGAAGAAGCCGACGAAGAAGATGAAGAAGTGCAGTAACTGTAGCAGCTACACGACGATTCGAGACACCCCATGCCTGAAGAAACAGCAGTATCTGAGCCGAAAACCCCGGCATTTTCTGACTTCGTTGCCAGTGTCCGCACTGGAGTAAAGGAGGGAGGCAGCGTGTATTCGGCTGCGGCTGCGGCTTACAAGCCCGAAGCGGCCACGGAAGTCGTTGATAAGAAAGAAGATAAGGCAAATGTGGATGCAGACGACAAACCCGGCGACAAGCCTGCGGATGCTGCTGTGGCTGGGGAGAAGGAAGATACTCCTGCTGCAAAGGACAAGCCATCCCGGCTCGAACGGAAAGTGGCGAGAGTTACACGGGAGTACAAGGACCAGATTGCTGCCCTGACTGCGAAGGTGGAGGCTCTGTCCAAACCCGTTGATAGGGTGGAAACATCTGATACTCCCGCTGAAGATGCAGAGCCAGTGGAGCCGGAAGAGGGCGACTTCTCCACGGTCGCTGAGTATGTGAAAGCTCTTCGCGGATTCGACAAAGAACATGCGGCGTGGAAAGCGAAGCAGGATGCTGTTGCGTCCCGCGCTTTCGAATCGGATGCTGTCTACCGCAGCAGTGTCCAGACATTCCTCGCTGATCGTGACCGGATCATGAAAGACGAGAAGTATAAGGACTACATGGACGTAGCCAATTCGTACAAGGGGCCGGATATGTCTCCGGTGCTCGAACGGGTTACGGTCATGGCCGGGGACGCGACTCTCATGTACGACTACTGCACGACAAAGGGCATGGTCCGCAAACTGAACGGGATCACCGAGGACGCCGGGGTTGCGATCCTGAAATCCGCTGACGCCCCAGCTGCGGTGCTGCGGTATCTCGCAGCCAACCCGGATGAGGTCACAAAAATAAATGAATTACCTCTTGCCAAGCGGGCGGCATTTGTTGGTAAAATAGAAGCACGGGTAGAATCTGAGGCGAAGGCTGGTAGCGATACCTACCAACGTAAAGATGAAACTCGGAACTCTGGTGGCAACGTAGCGGGTGAGAAACCCAAAGGCGAACACACAGACACGGCTGGTAAAGGGGAGAAAGCCCCGAAGACCAAAGCCGATGTTGACCCGAAAGTAACAGGCGGGTCGGCAGCTCCCCAAACCAACTGGGCAGCGTCCGTGGATATGTCTTTTGCGGAACGCGCTCGGCTGATGAAGGAAGCGCAAGTCGCTAAACGCCGCTAGAGTGTAGCTGATACAGCACCTCACGGCGATCCTAATCCCAGAGGTGCTGTATGCCACAAAACGTCCTCGTAACTCCTCAGATGATTACGCAGGCTCCGCTCTTCGTCCTGAAGAACGCCCTCCGATTCGTCCCCCACGTTGACCGCAAGTACGAAGCTGACTTCGGCAACAAACGCATGAAGATCGGTGCAACCGAACAGATCCGCCGTCCCGCCCGTTTCATTGGCCGCGATGGCCAAGCCTGGGACCCGGAAGCACTGACCGACACCTTTATCCCGCTCACCATCAACTTCCAGCATGGCGTTGACTTCGAGTTCTCCTCGCAGGAACGCGCTCTGTCTCTCGAAATGATGATGGAGCGGTACCTCAAACCCGCCGCAGACAGCATTGCGAACAAGGTCGATTACAACTTCGGGCGGCTTATGACCCTCTCGGTTGCGAACCTTGTCGGCACTCCCGGTACGGCGGCGACTGGCAACACGGCTCAGGGCATCTATGCCGACGCGGGTGTTCTCCTCACCCAGATGGCTTTCCCCGACACCGACCGCTGCGTGGTCTACAACAGCAAGCTGAATCGGAATCTGGTTGTCACCAACCTGACTCTCTTCAACCCGCAGGATGCAATCGCGAAGGAGTTTGAGACTGGCTATCAGGGCCGCTTCTCGAACTTCGACTTCTACACGGATGAGAACGTCCAGAACTTCACGTTCGGTACCTACACCGGAACCCCGGTTATGACATCGGCGGGTCAGACTGGCTCGTCTATCACCGTGGACGGGTTCACTTCCGGTCTTGCGGCTCTCAATCAGGGCGACGTGTTCACCATTGGTGGCGTCTATGCGGTGAATCCGCAGTCTCGTCAGTCCACTGGTTCTCTCCAGCAGTTTGTCGTCACGGCGGCTACTGTTGACGTGGTGGGCACAGCGACGATTCCGATCTATCCCCCCATCATCCCCAGCGGTCAGTTCCAGAACGTCTCGAACTCTCCCGCTAACGATGCGACCATCACGTTCCTTGGCGCAACCTCTGGCGGTGCGGCTGTCGTCTCCCCGACTGGCCTCGCTTTCCAAAAGGGTGCCTTCACCGCAGCCTTCGTCCCGCTCGAAACTCCCAAAGCGGTCGAGGAGTCCTACATGGAAACCGATCCCGACACGGGCGTGTCCATGCGGTATCTCTTGCAGTACGACGGTGTTCGCGACATGTATGTCGGTCGTTTCGACGTGATGTACGGCCTCACTGGAACCTATCTCGAAGGGGCAGTGCGAGTCTCCCAGTAAGGGGACTCGTACTCTTCTGTAGCCGCTACACTGACTGCACAAAGGAACCTACAATGACTCACATGAATCGAATTCTCGCAACTCTCTTGCTCGTGTTTTCCTTCGTCGTCGCCCCTGTTTACGCTCAGACCGTAACCACGTCCACGACTTTCTCGACAGCCCTGTCCAGTACCGCTACGGCGGGCACTGCCAGTCAGGTCTGCCTCACTTCTTCCACGGGCGTCTCGGCTCCCGGTTTCGGCTCCACTCCTCAGACCGCGATCATGGCGGGTACCGAGTACATGCCGATTCTGGCTTCGACCCCCAACGCGAATTGCTGGACCGTCACTCGCGGCGGCAACGGGACTAAAGTCTCCGCTCACGCGACCACTGAGACTGTCTATGTCGGTCCGGTTGGCGGGAACACTTCCGGCCCCTTCCGATTCGCTCCCCCGGCTGGCGGTGCAGGTTCGACCTGCACTTCCACCTCCTTCTTCTACCTTCCGCAGGTTGTGGTCGGTAGCGGCACGGCTGGGCATTACGCTGACGGCCAGGTCTGGACCTGTCCCGCTTCCGGTTCGGTTGGCGCAAGCACTTGGCAGATGACGACAGATCCCGGCGCAGGCCAGATGTTGACAGACGGTTACTTCTTCGTCAGTCCTGCTTCGTGCGGGGTTAAGGCCACAACTACTACCACGACCGACAACGGTATGGTTCCGGTGGCGACAGGTAACGTCGTCCACCAGTTCACGACCAATGCGACGGGCGGCACGTCTCAGATCACCTGCGGGATTACCGTCCCGAGTAGGCTGACTTCTGGCAAGGGGATCTCGATTACCTCGGTATCCTTTCTCTACGGGGTCCAGACCAACGCGATTGCGTCGATTGCTACTGCGGCTCTCTCCAGCGTCACTTATCCGACATCAACAGCGGGTGGTGCGGCTGCGGCAGGTACGGTGGCGGCAATCGGCGGGACAGTAGCGGTTACGCCTACTTCTCTCCAACTCGCGACCACAACTACGGGACAGTGCTACAGTGAGAACCTGACTCTGGGGACTCCGTACAATATCACGACTGATAATGTCGGTCTGTCGTTCGATCAGGTGTTCACCAACTCTGCGGCGATCACGGTTTACCAATCGTGCGGCCTCATCGTCCGGTATACCAATCGCCCCATCTAAGGACCCGGACATGAACCTCCACAATCCTCCCGCCTCTGTACTCGATCAGGGGCGGGAGGACAAACACAACTATCGGGGATGGGGGCAGACAAAGCCCGTGATCCCGGCAAGCAACACTCTCCCGGACGCTGCGGCTCCCGCTGTAGCAGATACACAGGAACTGGCTGCTGCGCCCCCCGCTCCAGCCAAGAAAAAGAGAGGCAAGTGACATGGCGGTGCAGGGAATTGTAACCGGACGGACCAACTCCGAGAAGGGGATTGTTCGCACATTCCGGCAGATGAACGAGACGCATCGCAGGTTGGCGAACCAGATGCTGAATGCGGCAGACTTTGAGGCGACTCGGAATCTCCCGATCAACAAGCGGCTGGCTTGTGATGAGAGTGGGGAGTATGACAAGGATGCCCCTCGTCAGGCTTTCAATCTCGCGACGGCACCCAAGTACCCAAAGCATCTGCACCACAAGATCAATGAGAACCAGTTTGTCGAAGTCAGGGATGAAGTTCACGAGTCCCAAGTGATGGCGAGTGGGCTGTATTCTGCAACCCCCATTGAGAAGCGGTCGGCATTCAAGGTGTCGGATGCGGCTACATCGGACCTTATTCAGCGGGAATTGATGGCGGCTCAGGCTCGGACCCGCGATCTGGAAGCAAGACTGTATGAGCTTACCCAGTCGCAGGCTCGTACCGATCAGACCTCCGAAGTCGGCACCCTGCGTCAGGTTGTAGCCGACCTCATGGCTCGGGTCGAAGCGTTGTCCAAACCTGTCGCGGTAGTCTCTGCGGCCCCGGTGGATGATGACGACGATGATGATGACGACGATGATGACGACAGTGACACGGTTAAGCCCGCCGCTGTCAAGGGTCGCCGCAAGTAGTCTGTAGCAGATACAGTAGTTTCCGGGGGAGCTTATGCCGACAGTAACAGCCCAAACGATTATAACTGCAGCTTGGGTGTCTTTAGGCATCGGTTCCCCCGGTGCTACGATGCCAGCCCCGGAAGCATCATGGGGACTGGATACACTGAACCGCTTTAACGACAGCATGAGTGGCGTGGATGACATGATAAATGTTGTCACGTTAGCCCGGTACACACTGTCGGCAAATGTGGCGGTTTACAACATCGGGACTGGAGCCACATTCAATACTCTCCTTCCGGTGATGATAGAAACTGCCTCCATCGTGCTTGCCGTGCCTGGGGGTGACGAGCAGACCTTCCCGCTGGACATCATACCCGAGGAGCAATGGGCTGCGATTGGGGATAAGAAGGCCACTGGTACGGTTCCGACGAAGATGTTCTTCTCGCCTGTCGATCCAGTCGGCACCCTGAATTTCCATCCGATTCCGAAAGCGGCAGTGACTACACAGGTAGAGCTGGGAGTGTGGTCCCCGATTCCGCAACTGGCAACTCTCGCTACTTCTGTCAATCTCCCCGCTACCTATTACCGCTACGAGGTCTTGGGGCTGGCAATAGAACTGGCCCCCACATACGGCTCGGTTGTGAACCCGGTTATCCTCCAGATTCGCCAGCAGCAATATGCGGAAGCTCGGGCGATAGTACAAGCCCGCAATCGGGAGCTGAGGATGAAGCAGGCTCCCTCCCCGACACCTGAACAAGTGGCTCGTGCGAGAGCACAGCAGCCGCAGGCGGGGGCATAGTCTCTCATGGTTACCACGTTCGGATCTGGACCCGGTACCGTTGCATATCTCGCACTGCGTAGAGCGGGTGCGATTATGGCTGGGGCGACTGAAGCCACAACCCTGCTTGATGATTGCTTGCAGGAAGCGAACCTCATCCTCGACGGCTGGGATGCACAGAAGCTGGCACACTACTTCATGGATGATCGGTACTTTGACATCACAGTGTCACAGCAGACGTACACGCTCGGACCAACTGGCGACTTTGACACCGACGCGGACGGGGTTGCGTTGCTCTATCGCCCCCAGAAGATCGAGCTTGCGAACTATGTGTATCAGGTGTCCGGGGCACTGCCTGTCCGCATCCCGTTGAACATCATCGAGGTTGATAACTTTGCACAGATCCCACTCTTGCAGGTGCAATCCAACGTCACGACCACATTGTACATCCAGTACACAGATACGAACATCACTCTCTGGCCGTACCCGTACCCGAATACCGGGAACCAGTTTGAGTTCTTTATGTGGCCGGGGTTCGCACGGTTTGCGAGTGTAGCGGGTACATTCACCGGACCTCCGGCCTTCACTGACGCTCTGGTGTCGGCTCTGGCTCTGAAGATGTATCAGCTCACGACTCGGGATGTTGGGATTGCCCGTAACAACAGACTCCAGACTCTTATGTACGATGCGCGGGCGGCACACAGGCTCATGACAACATCGAATCTCGTCACACCCACTCTCGATCCTGATATCAGGTTCGGTGGCAACAACGGAGCGCCTTTTAATTACCTCACGGGAACGTTCAGTGGTTTTAGTAATTAAACGAGCTATCAAATACCTACAGAAGTACTCAGGGGCCTTATAGTGACTTCAGCAGATGAGAAGGTGGCAGTGTTGGAATCAGAGGTTAATGGCATACTCGGAGCAATAGCGAGACTGGATGCCCGCTCCATAGAGGCGGGTAATCAGGTGGCAGCTATGGTAGGGTCAGTGTCTCACTTGGCCGTGTCGGTAACGGAGTTAACGGAGGAGTTGAAGTCATGGGGGCGTGTCTCGTCTGACCGTCTACGCGCTGTAGAGGGGGAGATATACGCCATGAAAGCCGTAGAGGAAGAGCGCAACCGTCACCACAATGCGACCTTTAACCGGGTCATGGCTATCTGCGCGGTGTGCTCGGCAGTCCCGACTACCGTAGTGTTCTTCTCACTTCGCGGAGGTCGTTGACATGGCTGAGTTTGCGGGATTCATTGGGCCATCCTACGCAGGCAAATCGAAGTATGCTGCTATCGAGAAGTGCCTGAACTTATACCCAGAAGTGCTTGGGACCCCATCGCCCGAGAAGGCGAAAGTGGTCCTGTATCCGACACCTGGGACAGGGTATGTCAGCGGTGGCTCTGATTTCCCACAGCCTAATCGAGGGCTGTTGCAGCTCAATGGCCGGATCTTTGGTGTCAACGGGAGTACGTTTTTTGAGTTCATCCTCCCGACTCCATCCTTCCCATCTGGGGCGTGGTACAACTGGGGCGCTGTTGCTGACGATGGACTGCCCGTGTGTATGGTTGCGAACGGTGTAATAACCACAGAGCAGCAGATATTCATCTCTAGTGCGGGTCAAGGGTATGTGTGGTCGTTAGGGAATGTCTTCTCAGACTTGTCGCTGGAGCCGCAGTTCCTTGCCGGTACCGGGGCGGCTTTCATTAACGGGTACTTTGCCTCCATCATTGACGGCACCAACGGATTTCAGATATCGAATGTCAACAGCGGCGCGTTAGGTAACTGGGATAGCCTTGATGTAGCCTACGCTCAAGGACAATCTGATACTCTCGTCAATCTCATCTCCGATCACGGTTACCTTTGGCTGTTTGGTAACAGGCACATCCAGCTCTGGTATGCTGTCCAGAACCCCGGTCCACTCGACTTTCCGTTTGCCCCGCAACAGGGGGCATTTATCGAGATTGGGTTGGAGGCAGCTACTTCGTTAACAAAAGCGGATAACTCTTTGTTCTGGCTCGGGGCATCCTCGCAAGGGGGCCGCATTGCATATCGCACATCCGGCATCAATCCGGTTCGGATCAGCAACCATGCTATCGAGCAGGAGTGGGCAAAGTATTCGACTGTAGCAGATACATGGACTTACTCGTTCGAGTGGGATGGGCACACCTTCGTCCGGTTCATCTTCCCCACGGCGGGCAAGGGCTGGACATATGATTGCGCTGCGTCTGCCGATTTCGGGATGCCCATCTGGCACGAGAATGCGTTCACTCAGGCTAATGGCGTCCTGACTGCACCACTGGAGCGAGGCTACTGTTTCCTCAACGGCGTGCATTATGTCGGGGGCGGGGCTGTCACTGGGCATCCGGGGGCTATCTACAAGTTCACAACCGCGACGTACATCCCGGAGGACCCGGTTGCTATTCTGCTGTGGTCTAATGACGGAGGCAACACTTGGGGACCTGAGTACGAGGTCCCTGTCGGCAATCAGGGTGAGTATGTGTATCGGGTACAGGCCAACTTGCTCGGGTCTGGGCGCGACCGCGTGTTCTGGTTGCGGTGTATCGACAAGGGAGAATGCGCCCTCACGAGCACTACCGCAGAGGGAGAGTTCTACATCACCCGCGACCGGATTTGTCCACATTTGTACCACGAGTACAATCTCAATACCTACCACCAGTTGGAGATTGAGTGCCAACGCGGGATAGGCTCAGCAAATGGTGAAGTTGACAAATTCTGGGCGCTGATCTCGGCGTATCTGTACTTCTCTCCGGGGGCTGCGTAATGGCTATTCCTCCCCCTATACAAGCTGGCCAGATGTGGAATCAAGCTGGGCATTTGAACCCGGCTTGGGATTACTGGCTTAGGTCGTTGGAGAATGTAGCGGGTACAGATCCGGCGGTCATCCCGGATGGGACTCTAGCAGATATGCTTGCGATGTCCCCGTTTAAGAACGCCCCGGCAGGCGCTATTGAAGCGGCTATACTCGCTCTCGCGTGCGTGTCCCGGCCTCGTTTGCAAAGTGGCGCAGATGCAGATCAGGTATTGCAGTCTCGGAATGCCACAGCAACCGAACAGATTGACCTGCTATCTGCCTTGACCACTCGGGCGTCAAAGCCGACTCGGCCTCAGATCGTTGTCTGCACCCAAGCTACATTCCCGGCGACGGCCACTCTTGCACCCACGACGTTTGTGTACGTCACCGACTACTGTCACATGATGTTCTGGGATGGCGTGACTATGGCGTTCGCGGACGGTGGTAACAGGTATATGGCCTTGTTCGAGACAGCTCCGGGGACAGGATGGGCGCTGTACGACGGCGGGACATACGCATACCTGACATCCGCAGGGGCTACAGCGAATATAACTCTCCCGGATCTTACATCGGCTGGGGCTTTGGCAGCGTTCTTGGAAGCCGGGGGCGTTGTCAGTGGTCCGACAGCGGCAGTGGCTCCGACATTCACAGGCGCTGCTGCTGTTCCGGCTGGTATAGTGTCGGCCCCCGTATTCACAGGGACTCCTTTGGCGGCACACTATCACGACGCCCCAATCGGGATTGATGGAGCTGATAATATCTACGCCATTCAAGTGAATGGGGCCGGGGGTGCGTACTCCGCGACAACAGTGGTGGCTGGCGTTGCTGATGTGAGCGCAGTCTATGCGTTGAAGACTACTGCTGACTCAGCCGGGACCCCTGCGGGAACTGTGTCTTCCCCGGTATTCTCAGGTGTATCCGCTACACCAACGGGCACAATTAGCACTACTGGGGAACCCAGAAAGCTGACTCGGCTCCCGTATTTTCGACGGTGATTGTAGCGTTTTCAGCAGGTTACAGGTAAAAATAGTTGTGGGAATGCAGAAAGATACGAGGTAGAATATAGATATGGCCGTCAACACTGTCAATAACGTGATTCCGGGACAGGCTGTCGCGAGTGGCGCGATAGCGAAACTGGTGTTTACGGCGAATAACTCGTATCTCGGGGGCCTGAGTGTGCTGCCTGCCAGTGTGTATGTGACGATCACGAGCATCAAAGTCACCAATGCGTCGGGCGCTCTTGCCAGCCTTACTCTGTCTGCGGGAGATACAGGGACGACAGTGGATGTCTTCTGCCCCGCGACTCCGATTCCTTTGCCGACTGTGGGCGCACCTTATACGGAAATGCTGGATGCTCCGATTGTTCTTGAGCCTGGGCAGTCTCTGTGGGCACTTACTTCCGTCGCGGCTGCTTTGAATATCCGCGCAGACGGGATGGTATCTATCCAATGAAGAATGTGACCGTAGCCCGTGGGTGGCTGGAGCAGTACGACTCGCTGCTCTGGGGCTGGTTGAATGCCGATCCGGTGATGAATTTTGATGATACCTTCTCTGGCGGTTATCGCCAGTTCTGCAATGTGCTCACAAACCGGGGGCAGCGTGGCCAGCAGTACACGGTCTATGGCGGGCCGGATGCTTCTGTTGTCGGGTTTGTGGGAGTAGAGACTGAGGTACCCGGCTACGCTTACAAGACTGGGGGCGTGGTCATTTCCCCGGAGCATCGCGGTAACGGTTACGCTACGGCTGCGGTGCTGGCCGTGATTCAGGATCTCCTGAGTGTAGCAGATACACCTAATCTGCGGGTGTCGGCTGAGTTGTTTAAGCACAACAAACCGATGCGGTATGTCTTGCACAAATGCGGATTCACAGAAGAGGGGACTCACATCGGTAAGACATTGCAGGGCGGCTCTCCCGTGGATACAGTCACATATGGCTTGGTGGTGTCATCGCCGCAAATGACTATCGGGGAGGAGGTGTAAAGTGCCCTCAATCTCTCGGCGGTCTGAGGATATTTTCTGTAAGCGGCTCTCCTCGTTTGATTCTCATGAAGAGGGTCAGATACTTGAGTCCAAACGACTCGCAGAACTCTGGAATAGTAAGGGTAACTCCTTCGATGGTGTACCTCCTGTTGCGGCTGGTGTTTCTGGCTTGTTCAGTTCCGCTGGCCCACTTGCAGTTCTCTGGGGAGTATGGGCCGTTGCTGTCTTCTCTCTCAAGAGTATAGTGTCTGGGGCGTGGTCCCATGTCCGCAGCGAAAGCGGCGAGGGATCGTTCCCAGCGTCGGCACACTGTGATGGGGGGAGTCTTGCCTCCGTATATATGCCAGTCCTTGAAAGTCGGATCACTGCATCTCCGTATCATTGTCTTCCAAGTATCGTAGAGAGGGTTTCGTTGCTTAAATTCGAGTCGATCCCTCTTGTGGCATGTTATGCACTCGATGCTGTTGTTGCGCTCCGGTCGAATGCGGCTGTTCTCAGGAGTGAGTTCATGTCCGTGTTTGCAGAAATTATCTGTCCTACGTTGCATACGACCAGTATAGCACGGGCGGAAGGGGGTATGCCATTCCTTTTGGGGGTTTACTAACTATCGGCCTGATCGCAGGCGGCACGCAGCTACTCGGCGGAATCATGGGCGGCAATGCCCAGAAGAAGGCGGCGAAGACTCAGGCGGATGCGGCTCGTGTTGCGGCTGAGGAGTCCAAACGGCAATACGAAACTACTCGCGGTGATCTCATGCCGTGGATGCGGGGCGGGCAGGAGTCGTTCGACACCCTGCTTGCCAAGCTGAAATCCGGTGAGATCGGTGGTCCGTATGGCCAGACCTTCCGCGCCCCGACAGCGCAGGAGGCACAGGACACACCCGGTTACCAGTTCACGCTGGATCAAGGTAACAAAGCTATCCTCCGTGGACAGGCCGCTTCTGGTGGTGCTTTCACTGGCGGGACGATGAAGAACCTTGCCAACTTCAATAAGAATCTGGCAGATACCACCTACAACGATACATTCCTGCGGAAGTTGCAGGAGTTCAATACGAACTTCGGTGTGTGGCAGGGGGATCAGAATCGCGGGTTCTCGAATCTGTACAATGTCGCGAACCTCGGAGAGAATGCGGCGGCGCAGACAGGGCAGTTCGGGCAACGGGCGACCGCAGAAGCGAACGGGTACAGTACCGATGCGGCGGCGGCAAATGCCGCTGGGATTATCGGGTCCACAAACAGCTATGTGTCCGGGATCAATGGGCTGGTGAATAATGTCACAGGTGCGATGACGAAAGGGGGCTTCGGTGGGGGTAGTGTAGCCCCAGGCATGTCTCTGCCAACGAACACATCTTCCTACTCTCCCCGCACGGCTGCAATTAGGAATCCGGCGAACATGTTCAACTACAGTCTCGAAACTCCGCAGGTCGGTACAGGGTCACTGACATTCGATCCGAAGCTGCCTGGGGCTGGCTGGAATATGGGGTTTGAGTCCAACGCTGATTTTAAGAAGTATGCCGACGAGGCTCTGAACTACCAACCTATGGGTTCTACCTCATCTATGTGGTTTGATTGATATGGCTATCCAACCCAATCTCGCTCTCATGTTCCATCCCGACGTGCCTGTTGAGGATGTACTCTCGCAGGCCAAGAAGGTTCAGGGTCTTCGGTCATTGATGACAGAAGACAACCTGCGGCAGCAGCAGATCGTGCAGAGTCAGCAGCAGGTGCAGGAGTCCAAGGCGCAGATGGACAACTACCAGGCGCAAGCGCAACTCCGGGAGCAGGAAGCTCGGGATCAGCAGGCTTGGTCGAGGACAGTGCGGAAGGCTAACGGCAACTTCAAAGACGCTTTCGATGCTGCTGCCAGAGATCCAGAGGGGCCGTCTTCCAGTTACGTCGCAGCACAGCGGAAAGCGTATGACGAGCATGTAGAGGCGCAGTCGAAAATCGACACCGGGACTCGGACAGCAAACAAGGCTGCACTTGACAGGATCGGAATGGGCGTATCGGGCATTGTGGCATTGCCAGAGGACAGACAGCAGCAGGCTTATGACAGCTGGTTTCGGGGTGTCTCCAGCGATCCGACGACCAAGGATGCTATAGCCACAGCCGTGAAGAACGGCGCTATTGGGCCGCAGTTTAACGCAGCTCAGTTGGCTGACTTTAACATGGTCACTAATGGCGCTAAGTCAGTGTATGACAGTGTTGAAGCCTTGAACAAGAGTAAGAAGGCAACATCGGAAGCGACAGAACAGGCTGCGAAGACGGCCCAGTTCCGGCGCGGTGATGACTTTGCCCGTCTAGCTGGGGCAGCATTGAGTGGTGGCCGTGAGGGTCTGGTTTCTGTGTTTGATAGTCTGCCGGAAGACAGCCCGGTCAGGCAGTTATTCCATCCCGACTACCTTGATCCAGATTCTTTTGAACCTAATGATGTAGCCGCTACACTTACGTTTGTGGGGTTGCCTATCGAGAAGCAGCAGCAGGCCAGACAAGCATTTCAGGCACTGGAAGCAGCCGGGAGTGATCGGAGGCTGGCACAGAGGGCGACTGACCCAAAGCTGCCTAAATCCGAGAGAGACGCAGCGAGAGCTGCACTGCAGCTGCTGACCGATTCTGATATTGCGAAGACCGTGGCGCACGCAAAAGCGGCCAATGACAGTAAGTTTGACGGACTGTTCAATGAAACTCCTGGATCTCCAACTCCTGAACCTGATGTAAGCACCACAGGTACAGCCGAGTTTTATCTTCCCGGTGGGGATGGGATAGTGCAGGGTTGGTATGTGAAACAGTCTGACGGGTCAGCAAAATTGGTTAGGAGGGATCAATAATGGAGCCGGAACAGGATGTCACCATATCCGCTGAAGCACTAAAGGCATTGACCTCCAAGGGCAACACAGAAGTTAGAAACCCTGCAGTGCTAAAGAAATACCCAAAAGTAGCGGACATGGTTAAGATGTTTGGGGAGTACGACTTGCAGCTTAGTAACTACGCTTTTGGTCGAGATCCCGTGTTCATGGGCAAGCTGGCCCAACTTGCGAAGGAGTACAATCCGTCCTTTAATGTCGGAAAGTATGATGTCATCCAAAAGGCGAGAAAGGACTACACTGGGCAGGGACAGGGGGGGAAAAACCTGACAGCCATAAACACGGCAGTAGGCCACTTCGACACATATCTCAACGACATAGAGAAAGAGGGCAACCTGTCCATCGGTTTTCTAAATTCCCCCCGGAACTGGTGGAGAACGGAAGCCCAAGATGATGCCGCCCCCAACAACGTAAAGATGACAGCAGATATGCTGGCGTCTGAGCTTGTCAAGGCCACTCGTGGGGGGCCTGGAGCTTCGCGGGATGTGCAGGACTGGCAGCAAAATGTGTCACCAAATCACTCTCCGAATGTGCAGAGGGGGTCTGCTCACAAGGCATTAGAGTTGCTGTCCAGTAGACTTGCGGCAGAACGGGATAACTATATGCGGGATGTTGGACAGCCTCCGACAGTTCCCTTTCTCTCTAAGACATCTCGCGAGACGCTAAGGAATCGCGGATACGACCCCGACTTGCTGGAGCAGGGTGTGAAAGCAGACAAGGCCAGGCTGCGGATGGATGACTTGCCTGATGCGGTGAAGCTGAAGTATCTAAAAAAAGCTGGGGGAGACGTTGCAAAGGCCAAGGCATTAGCCAAAGAAGATGGGTTCCGGTGATGGAAATGGAAGACAGTTGGGATAAACTAGCCAAAGAGGTGAAGACTCCGGGATCTTCACCTACTGCTGCGCCGAAGTCTGGAGGCAGCGGCTCATGGGATAAGCTGGCGGCAAGTGTAGCAGCTACACCAAAGTACAACGAGAAGTCGGATGAGGAAGTAGTCAACAAACTTGGGGGCGACTTCTCTCAGATCCGCAAGTCTAGCACGTACAGGCCCGGTGAGTTGTCCGAACTATATCATGCCCCCGCAGATGATCTGGCCAAAAACCCGATATTCTCTAAGATTACCAGTCTCGGCAAGGGTGCGTTTAATGTCGGCATGGCTGGATTGCAGGGGCTGGAGTATGCCGCTAACGCTGCTGGGATTCTGGGCGATGAGGACTATAACTACGCGAAGATGCGGCACTCCGCGTTCAACGCCAACTACGACCGCAATAACGAGAAGAACCCGATTACGGAGACGGTCGGGTCTATGGTCTTTCCCGTACCCGGAGCAGCAACAGGGGCAGCAGCGAGAACGGCGCTGGGCATGGCCCGTACCGGAGCCGCATCCGGGGTGATGCAGCCCGTGGACGAGACAAGCAAGGACGGGTTCGCTTCCCAGAAGCTGGATCAGGCCGCGACTGGGGGCATCCTCGGACTAGTGTTCGGCAAAGCGGTAGATGGTGTCGTAAAGGGCGGCACCAAATTGGCAGGCAAACTTCAGAACTACGCCTCCACTTTACTCCCGGAAGAGCTTGCGGCGAAGCTGAATCTGCAAGCGGACGCGGAGGGTGTAGCAGCTACAAAAGCAGCAGAGACAGCCAAAGGCCGCATCATGCAAGATAAGCTGGACCACGAGCGGGTCGTGGATGCGGCGGCAGCGGAGTTGGAGAAGGCCAGAGCGGCAGCGCAGCGTGCGAAAGAAGGGCTGGAATCAGGAGTAACCGGAGCTTCAAACAAGTTCGCGCAGGCGAAGCTGGCACTGAAGACAGCAGAGGAGAAGGTGTCGAAGCTGTCAGAAGAAGCGGCTCGGCGGGCACAGGATGCGGCAGAAGGGGCTGTGCATACCCTCGGCACCAATGCGTCGATGGCGTCATCTACGCTCCGTAGCGCAATGGGGAACACGGCGTTCCACGGTACCGATGATCTCCTCGCGGCGTCAAAGGGCGGAGATGGCAGGGCGAGTCAAGTGCTGGATCAGGTGCTGACCGCGCAGAAGAGTAACAACCCGGACCTCATTCAGCGGGCCAGCATCCAGTTGCAGAATTGGAACACACGGCAGCAGGCTACAGCCCTGTACGACAAGGTCGGGGATCTGGCGGAGAGTCTTGATCTCGGGCCAGTCAACCCGGAGAATACCAGAGCGTTCGTTAAGGAAGCCCTGAGAACCATGAAGACTGATAAGTTCCCGGCAGATTCAGGCCTTGAAGACATCCTGAAGACAGCGCAGTCGAAGCTGTCTGGGCGCAAACTTGCTCCCGGATTCACAGGTGCAATGGTCGAGATCCCGGTTGATAACTCGTATGCCAACATGCGGGCTTATGAGTCGGCTCTCGGGGCAGAGATCCGGGGTATGCAGAAGGGCGCGAAGAGCATGATCGGGGACAGATCTTTGCCGATGCTCACGCAGCTCCGGGAAGCCGTTCGTGAAGATCTCACGAAGTATGCACAGTCTCACCCGGAACTCGCGAAGGCTGAGGCGGCTGCGAATGCGTACTATAAGCAGGCTCGTGTTCCATTCAAGGCACCCGATATCGCAAAAGCCGGATCGGAACTGGATGCGGATAAGATCTACGGCCAGATCATGGGGTCCAAGAGTGCTGACCAGGCGCAGCGGTACTACAACGTCCTCGATCCAAAGGGACGGGTAGCTGTCCGGTATCGCGGAGTGCAGGACGCTTTCAACGGAGCGACCGATCCGGCAACGGGGGCACTCAATCCCAAGAAATTCTTCGATCATCTCGACGAGCTTGAGAAAACGCAGCCTGCCTTCTTCTCGGGCGCTGACGGGGCAGAGCTGCGGGGGATTCGTAATATCGCAGGACAAGCCATTCTCCTCGGGGATGAGGCCAAGAAGGCATCGACCATGTTCTCGGTGTCGTCTGATGCCGCCTCTCGTGTAGCTGCTACAGAGGCAGAGCTTGCTGCGGCCAAAGACCGACTCGCAAAACTCGGAGTGACATCGGGCCAGATGATCGACATGCTCGACAATGCGCTGAAGGATCGAGTGGCTGACTCTGCATCCCGGATGGAGGCGGCAGCGGTTCAGCATACGGCACAGGGAGAAAACGTAGCTCGGACGGCTAAGGCGTCGGAGTCGTCTCTGCGGGAGCAAGCGAAAGCGGAGATGAAAAAAGTGCCGAAGAGTATGACTGCGGCAGGTCTGATGAGTCTCGCGGGACTGACGGGGGGAGCTGAAGTTGCTGCTGTCATGTCTCACTCTCCCTATGCCGTTGCGGGAGGTGGGATAGTTGCGGCTGCTGCTCTTATGAAGATGCTGGCCCGTACCGATGCGGGTCGTCGGTATGCTCTGGCGGCATCGAAACTGCAGCCGGGTAGTCCCGCGATGGCGACTCTGATTCGCGCAATGGAGAACAATCTTCCCGTGTCTGTCGGCAGAGTGGCCGCGACAACATCGGCAAGACCATCCCGCAGTCGGCAGGAGGAATAGCATGGCTGATGCAGTGAGCAGGATAACGAAGACTCCGATCCGTATACTCGATCTGGCAAGAGTTGCGAGGGATCTGAAAGACAAAGGGTATACGGTAACATCCGATTCTGATTCTGTGATTGATAACGGCGTGTATTACCCGGACAAGAAAGAGATCAGGGTGGTACATCAGAATCCGTCTATGTTGGATCTGTCTCGTGTAATCGCACATGAAGACACGCACGCGGCGTTGTCACAGGCGGGGCTGCTGGGTGAGAAGATACCTACGGGTATTCCGGCTCTCATGACGATGAGGAGGATTCTGACAGGCGATGGTGAAGAGAATCTCCCGGACAAGATGAGATTGGCTTTCCGCAGGAGTGGGTATTCCGGGGTTTCAGATGAGGAGATACCCGCACATGCTGTTTCTTATGGCAGGGGAGATTTGCCGGGTGTCACTAAGCGTGATTTGGACGATTGGTTCGAGGTATTCTCCTCTGGATTACCCGGCCCCGTCTCTGATAAACTGAAACAGATACGCAGAGCAGCAGCCGCAGCAGAGCAGTTCTGGGGTAAATAGGAAAGGTGATTATGAAACGTCTTCTGATTCTCGCGATTCTGGCTCTGCCCGCTTTCGCACAAAACTATATCGCAACCACGGGTAATGTCTCCGTTGTAGCTGCTACATATGCTGCTACTCTTCAGGCCCCGGCTGCATCGACAGGAAGTACTAAGGCCATCCAGTTGCAGACGGCTACCGTCTACTGTTCGGCAGCGTGCGTGCTGACCCAGAGCTACAACTGCACGACTCCAGCGACTGCCACTGCCGGAACAGCTACTCCTCTCCCCGGTAGTCCGATTGTCCCAGCTTCTGCAACCTTCTGGACAGCCAGCAACGCCAGCGGCTGCACGTCGATAGTCGTCACAAATATCCCAGCCGGGTTCAGTTGGCCGATATCTCTTTCCGATCCGCAGATCGCACTGCGGAGTACGGGCACCACATCCAACTACCACTTCTCACTTGCGAGTGTGACGGCGACGGTGAATATCTCGGTGATCTGGAAGGAGCAACAGTGATGTGGAAAGCTCTTCTGATTCTTTGTGTAGCTGCTACACTTTCTGCCCAACTCCAGAATCAAAAGGTGGGAGTACTGGGTCCGGTAGAAGCAACTGGTGCGGCTGGCGGGGATTTGTCAGGAGCTTACCCAAACCCAACAGTCGTAAAAATTAACGGCACGGCGTTGTCTGGGCTGGCAACTGGCCTACTCAAAAACACGACGGCAACCGGAGTGCCATCAATCGCCGTAGCGGGCACCGACTTAATCGGCGGCGTTGGCAACCTCACAACCGTTGGCTCAGTTCCGTATGTGTCGGCCTCTGGGATTCTCAATCAGGACGCTGGCCAGTTCTTCTGGGAGGCGACAAACAACAAGCTTGGGATCAGCACCGCAACGCCTGCAACCAGACTGCAAATTGGAAATTATACTGCAGGCACCGATGAAAAAATTACTGTAGCGGCGGGGAATGGGTATACATCCGCGTTACGTTTGTACGATGGTAGTGACGCCTACGGTTTTACGATTCAATATAACGGTGCTGGTGTCAGCCCTTATTTGGAGTTTTTGCGGCACCCCAATAGTGTACCTGGTGTGTCGGCAATGGTAATCAGTCGCACCAATGGCAACGTCGGCATCGGGACGCCAACGCCAGGCTCTACATTGTCCGTAAATGGCAGAGCATCAGCTAATCTATTTGGCTCAGAAACTAACTGCTCTTCCTCAGCTGGACCTGCTGTGTGTGCGGCGGCTGCTGCGGGGTCAGTTATTATCCCTGCCGCTGGAACAGACGTAACTGTTAACACAACAGCAGTAACGGCTAATAGTCAGATTTTTGCCATCTTTGACCAGAGTCTAGGCACTAAGCTTGGCGTTACGTGCAACTCTACTACATCGAACCCTCACATTGGCGCCAGAGTAGCTGGGACCAGTTTTACAATTCATGCCAATGTGGCTCCGGTGACTAATCCCGCCTGCTTTAGCTATTTCATAATTAACTAGAGGCAAAAACGAACACTATGAGAACCTTTGTTGCCGGACTTTTGATGGCAAATTCGATGTTTGCAGCTGATCCGCCCAAGCTGTCCGACGCGCTGTTGAAAGAACGCTGGAAGGCGTTGGCTGGCTACCACAGCAACACAGTTAGATATATGGAAATCCAAGCGGAATTGACTAAAGCTAAAGCCGCATATGAAAAGGCTATGGCTGATATCAAGGCTGCTTGCGGCACCGCGACAGTGGATGACACAGGGGCTGAAGTGGCCTGTAAGGCTGCGGCTAACTGAAACGCGCACTGGGGACACCAGGTACCGCACCATTTGGAACCGGATACAACGACATCGGGCCGCTTCGGCACCAGGACCCGACTGGCGGAGGATTTAACATCGTTTTTGACGATTAGGTGTGTAGCAGATACACTCGACAGGAATAGACACCATGAGACTACTGAACAGAATCACAATAGCCGCCTTACTTCTCGCTGCGGTGCCACTTATCGGGCAAGCCCCGGCCCCAATCACACCCATGCAGATCATAGACACGAGCACAGGTGTCGGATTGCCGTGTGTGAATTGCTATCTCGATACTTACGCAGCCGGGACCACAACTCGCGTTGCGACTTACACAAGCTCCACTCTCGCAACCCCGAACACTAATCCGATTCGGACCAACGCCGGGGGCTACCCGGTGGCGAGTTCCGCAATCGTCGGGGTCTGGGTAGGCGTGACCTGTTACAAGTTCACTCTGCGAAATGAGGCAGGGTCTACGGTGTGGACGCAGGACAATATCTGTGATCAGGCACAGGCTCTTCGGTTACTATTGTCTGGCAGCACTGGCGCAGCGCAGATCGGGTTCCAGCCGACTGGCGGAACTGTGCCGCTGACAGTAGCGGGAGCGCTGAACAGCGGATTCTTGTACAGTTCCGGGTATTCGACTCTCGCTCTCGGGTGCGCCGCTGCCGCATCGAACAACAAGACGCTGGCCATCGTCGCTACTATTGCTAACTCGCCCACACAATCGCTAAATTGTAATATTTGGTTTCCGTCCGGTATCAGTGCGATGATCCAGCCTGCCAGCGGGGCGGTTGTTACGCTCACTGGGGCTGTGACGGCGGCTGCGGTTAAGATTTTTGACTATTCAGCAGGTGGGACGGTCAATCTGGCATCGGCCAAGGTGGCTGCTCATCTCCCGGAGTGGTACGGCCTAACGCTCGGCTCCGGGTCCGATTCGGTGACAGCCATCAACAGGGCGGCTACGGCGGCTGGAGTCGGGAAAACTATTTACCTGACGGGCGGCTCAGACTGCTATTACGTCAGCACGTCAATTCTCCCGCTTTCCTACCAGTCTTTCGTAGGGGTCGGATCTAGCTACAGCACGAGCACAGCAGGGGCGTGCGTTAAGCCGTTTGGCGGAATGACAGGAGACTTGTTTGCGCCTAATGGAATTGGCGGCGTGCAGGTGCGAGATATCAAGTTCGACGGCAATGGAACGGCAAGAGATTGTGTTCACCTGACTGGGGTATCTGGAAACAATACGCATTCCATTATTGGCCCGCTGATCGCACAGAACTGCACGCGCAGTCAAATTCACGTTGCTGGTTCCTACGGCATAGACATTAGGCGTGTGCTGGCGACAGGTACAGGTGTTTTCACGTATAGCTACGGCATTCTGATCGACGGTGTGTTTAACAACACGATCACTATCGACGGAGGTGAGCAGAATTTCAGTTCAGAAGCAGCCGTCTATATAGCAAATACCGGGGGCGGCTCCGATACCATCACAATTCGCAATGTTATACAGCAAGCCAACGGTAAGCACGGGGTATGGGTTGCAGCTCCAACAACGGGTCTGGTGGTTGATAATAACCACTTTGAGAGAAATGGAAATGCCGCCAATGGTTACGATGTCTACATTCCATTTGTCGGCGGGTACGACACCCCATCACGAAACATTAGCATCACAAACAACGATTTTAACGATAATAGTGCGACCGCATTTCACAATCAAGCAATGTTCATCTCTTCAACGGCGGGCCTGTTTATCCACGGTAACAAGCCCGGAAGCAGCGTCTCGACAGATGGGACAGCTATTCGTGCTGCTGTGTATTTGGGACAGGGGGTGTCCGGTATTGACCCTTGGCCGATTGGAGATAACGGAGGCATGAGCCTTTTTAATCAAGCCGGAAACGTACTTAATCCTTGGGTGACTGCGCCGTTTTCGGAGCAGCTTTTCAAGTACACATCTGAACTAGATAACG